GGCTTGGGCGTCACCTGGCGCCCGACGTGCCGGTGTAGATGTAGCCGATCTGGCCCCAGGTGACGCCCGAGCCCGAGTCAGCGGCGCCCGTGTAGGACGTGAAGCCGCGGATCTTGCTCGAGCCGGTCACGAACTCGGCGTTCTCAAAGCGGGCGAACTTGTTCGCCACCTTGTCGGCGAGCCAGGCTTCGATGTCGATGCCCGCGTCGTCCAGGATCGACTGCGTTGCCTTGGGCTCCGTGTCGATGATGTAGACGGGGATCGACCACTTGCCGATCTGCGGGGTCGTGGTGTCGGAGCCCTGCGCGTTCTCGCCGGCATAGCCCGCGCCAGCATCGCCCAGATCCTCGATGCCCTCGAGCTTGTCCGTGGTGATCGCCTGAATCGAGGCGATCTGGCGGACTTCCGAGGTCTCGTAGTTCTTGGTCACGATGCGGCCAGAAATGTCCGGCGTCACGAGGTAGCCGCCATCGGGGTCGGAACCGACCGACAGGGTCTTGATCTCGTCCGGGGTCAGCAGGCGCGAGTCCTTCCGCATCCAATTCTTGTATGCGGCCTGGTACGCCTGATAGCCGTCGACGCTGAGATCCTCGTGGCGCTGCTTCCGCTCTGCGGCGTTGGCGGCCAGTTCGACGTTGAACGCCTTGACCTCGAGCTCGAGGCGGTCGCCGTTCTCGATCGACTTGCCCGCGCGCTGGATCCGCAGCTCGAGCTCCTCGCGTTCCTTCTTCTCGGCGGCCAGGGCACGCTCGAGGGCGGCCTTGCCTTCCACCGCGGCGTCGAGATCCTTCTCGATGCGGGTCATCTTCTCTTCGATGATGACGTCGCGCTTCTTGAGGTTCTCCTCGTTCGACTTCTTGAAGGCGTCGAACGCCTCGCCGGTCTTCTCGACCAGCGTCTTGATCTCTGCCAGATCGCTCATGGCATTATCCTTTCATGAGGGTGATGTTTCGGCGGAGAGCCTCCGCCAATCCGGCACCGTCCTCATCCCGAGGTTCCGATCCCTTGAACCCAGCCGCGGCGATCGCCTTGGCACGGGCGTGCGAGAAGCCCCCTACATCCCGTAGGAAGTCCTCGAATTCTCGAATGGTCTTGATGGCGTCGGCCTTGACGCCAGTCACGCGGGCCTTGCCGTTGGCCGGGAAGGTCACGATCGACACCTCCATCAAGTCGATATTGATGAGCGTGCGCTCTGGCTCGCCCGGTTTGGTGCCGCGGGTGAATTCGCGCGCCATGTAGCCGATCGACAGGCCGTCCAGGACGCCCGATTTCAGGCCCTCGTAGAGGTACTGGCCGCGCTCGGTGCCGAGGGCGAACAGCTTGCCGGACACCTTGAGGCCCTTGCTGTTCTCCTCCATCGAGGTCCACTGGCCGACGGGCAGCATGTCGTCTGCCCCGCCCAGGAATCCGCCACCGTGCTGCAGGAGCATCGGCGGAAGCTTGCCGCGCTGTTCCCATTCCCGGAGCGTGTCGCGAAACGCGCCCTTGCTGATCACGTCGCCGTAGCTGTCGACGTTCCCGAACACCGCGCCGTAACCGGCGAACTCGCCCGTCTTGGCGTCGACGCTGTCGGACGCAAGCTTGATTTCGATACGATCCATGTCTGGTTCCTCACGCCGCCGGCGCGCCGCCTGCCGGCTGGTCCTTCGGCCTAAAAAGCTGTTCAGCCTCGCCGCCGATCGGCGGCAGCTCCTCGAGGGCGCGGATCTCGTCCGCCGTCATCCACCCGGGCGAGGCGTTCACCGAGCCGATCGCGCGCTGGTAGAATTCGGCCCTATCCCTGGCCGCCCCGCGCATCAGGGCATTCGGCGTGAATTTCGTGTAGAGGCCCCGCGCCTGCTCCGCCTCGGTGAGGAGCGTGGTATCGGCCGACTGCTCGATCCGCTCGTACCAGGGCGACAGCGTGTGCACGACGTGGGCGATGAACATCTGCTCCGCGCTGGCGTAGGTCGCGGCCTTGTCCGAGTATCCGATCATGATCGGCATCACACGGAACCCGCGGCAGATCTCGGCGATCTGGTGGTTGCGGGTCTCGAGGTGCTGTGCGTCGACGCCCGTCATCTGCATCGACGAGAACTTGGCACCGCGGTCCAGGATCATCGGCCGGCCGGACCGCTCTCCCCCCATCGCGTACTTGTCGAGCCACTTCGCGAGGAACTCGTATTGCTCCGGGGAAAGGTTCCCCTCGACCGAATAGAGGCCACCCACCCGGGCGCCGCCCTTGTGGAACTCGGCGTGCGCCGACTCGGTGGCCACCGCCAGGCCGACCGCATCGCGGACCAGCTTGACCGCTTCCATGCCCTGCCAGCCGTTCCAGGACGCGCCCTTGATGTGCCAGATCACCGAGGCGTCGAACTCGACCGCCTGGCCGGTCGTCGGCGCGTACCGGTAGACCAGAGACCCGTCTTCCCGCTTCTTGACCGCCACGAACTGCGGCTCGAGCGGGACGAGCTCGCGGACGTCCCGGTTCGACCCGACGCGGCCGACGAACACGTAGGCGTTCCCCATGAGCGCCGCATGAAACGCGATCGTCTCGCGGAACTCGAAACTCGTCTGCCACCGGTTCGGCTTGCGGTAGATCACCCGGTAAAGCGGATGGTTGACCGCCGGCCGGCTGTTCGCCCCGTCGTAGAGCTTCCACGGCACCTGGGCGATGCCCTCGGCAATGACGCGCATGCACGCCAGCACCGTCGCCACCTCGAGGGCCGAGGCCCAGGTGACGACGACGCCGCTGTTGGACGGACGGCCGCCATAGATCTCCCGAAAGAGATCCAGCGTCCCGTATTTCTTCTCGGGCCGCTTGAAGAGCGACGTCCAGAATCCCATTACGTCGCCTCCCAAAACGATTTGACGGCACCGACCTCGGTATCGCGGGCCTTGAGCCCTATTGCCATTGCCGCGGCGACGGCGCCGTCGATGCGGAACCGGGTTTTCGCCTTGCTCAGTTTGCGATTGCCGGCGTCGTCCGATACGGCGATGGCGTTTGAAAAACAGAATCCCAGGACGGGGTTTCCGTCGTGGGCGAAGCGGCGCTCGATCACCGAAACCTCTAAGGCATCGATGGCCGGCGCCATGTCCTTGAACCCCTGGCCGAACGCCACCAGGCGCAGCCCATTCGGCGACTTGTCCTTGCCATCGACGTAGGATGCGAGCCCGATCCCGTCCAGTTCGCGGATCAGGTTGTCGATTCTCCACCGGTCATAGGCGAGGCCACGGACCTGATAGTCGCTGGCGATCTCGGCGATCGCCCGAGCCACAAACCCATAATCGATGGCCCTGCCCGGCGGCGTCTCGATCCACCCGTCCTTGGACCACTGGCCGTATGGCGCGCGGTCGCGGTGTTCGTGGTCCTTCACCAGGTCGCCCGGCTTCCAAAACCACGCCTTGATGCGGTCGCCATTCTGGGCGCTCACCGCTACCAGGGCGGTCAGGTCGGTCGTGGACGACAGGTCAAGGCCCAGATAGATCGGCTCGCCTTGCTGCAGGGTTGTATCCACTCGGCAGGCGGTCCATTCCGATCGGGCGATCAGCGGCGACTGTGCGTCCGTGCGCTGGTTGAGATACAGGTTCCGAAACGTGGCCTCGAAACTCGGCATGCGCGCCGCCCGCGCCGCCTGGGTCCGCATGTCCTCAAGGCTCCGGAAGTCCCCGAGTGCAGGGTTCGCCTTCGCCCAGACCTTCTCGTCAAATATGTCCTCGGTCTCGTCGGGCACCGCATAGAGGTGCGTGACCGTCGACCGGTCGTCGCTCCGCAGTCCGTCGTCAATCAGCTGCGACAGGATGTGCTGCGGGTCGTTGCTCTGCGTCGAGATCACGATGAACAGCGGCTCCGCCCGGGCTCCCATCGATGTGTCGAGCACGTCGTAGAGTTCTCTGTTCTTCGCTTGGGCTAACTCGTCGTAGATCACCACGCTCGGGTTGAAGCCGTGCTTGGACCCTGCTTCTGCCGAGATGGCCCTGTAGAACGAGCCATTTGACGGGCAGACGATTGTCTTTGTCGATGGAACCACCGTCAACATGGCCGACAATTCCGGGTCGGCATCCACAATTTGCTTCGCAACTTTGAACACGATGGCGGCCTGCTCACGCTCCGTCGCGGCGCTGTAGATTTCGCCGTTCGGAATCGCCTCGGGCCCGACCAAGTGCGCCAGTGCCAGCGCTGCGATCAGGGCCGTCTTGCCGTTCTTTCGCGCCACCGAGAGCACCGCGCGCCGCACCAGGCGCC